CCATCAGAGCTGTATAGCTATTATCAAGATAATACTAATACACAATTACTATTGGTAAAGAGTCCCGGGAAGAACCCGGGGAAAAATAAAAAACCGTTCAAGGAGATTCTCATGCCTTATGATATTTTTTCTTCCACGTCATCATCAGACGATGATGAGATTGAGGCTCGTCGCCGGTGGCAGAAAAAACAGAAGGATGATTGGCGAGATGCCAAGGCCGCTCGCCGACGGCTTCCCAAAGAGCAGGTTCCTCGGGACGCATGGTCTTGCGCAGAGGTCGTGGATTACTTTGTTGATTTGATGGGCTCGACTTGGGCAATTAGTTCTTTTACCGTTACCAAAGATCGCTTTATTCCGGGTCTATCCGGAAAACGCAAGCAGTTTGATACCAACGGTGAGATTGAGTGTCGGATGATCGATTTGCTGTTTGAATCGCTTCAGCATGACAAATTTAAGAATGGCGATATGCTGTGGAAAAATTTTCTGACTCGCTACGCAGAGTTCGATCAACTGGCCCGTGCTAGCATCACTAACCCTGAGCAAGAGATGGTTGCGCAAACCACCGCAGACAAATCATGGGATTGGATGGATAATGACTAAATCCGGTTGTCTTTTCTTTTTGTTTTATTCTCTTGTGTTTGTTTACGTGATCTATAAGTTGGCCACATGAACATCCCACCCAGTGTAGACAAACCCGTTGAGTCTTCCTATACCCAGCCTTGGTGGGTAAGAGAACTACTAAGAATAGGTTCCATTTGTCGCAAGATTGATCTTTCAACCATAAGTAATCAAGATATTAAAAAAATGACTGCAGAAGTAACTGCTTTAAAGGAGGCGTTAGAAACATATGTTCAAAGTCGATGAACTTCCTGTTCGCAGGAAGACATGGGTGAAAATTGCCAACATTCCTAGAGCCCGGTTGGGGTGGGAGTTTAGCGATTGTTCTGAGGTCGTAGACGAAGATCTTCAAAAAGTCAACAAGTGGATTGAACAGGTTGAGAAGGGTAACATCATTCAGGCTGATGGAAAGCCTTCCTGTGGCAAAGGTTTGCTGCTGCAGGGTGAGCCCGGGAACGGCAAAACCACGCTTGCTCTAGTAATTCTTCAGGACATGCTTCGTCGATTTCCTCTGTCGGCGTTTTCTCCGCAGGATAACCGAATACTTGTAAGTCCCTGTTATTTTGCTACATTTAGTTCCATTATTTCGTTGAACGGTCAACTAATGGGCGACGGAAAAACCGATGAGTCTGAGCGGTTGTTTCTTGGTATGCATGGCGAGTGTGACGATGATGCCTACAACATAAGGGTCTTAGTGATCGATGACGTAGGCAAAGAACACATGTCAGCCTCGGGTTGGCAAAAGACCGTTTTGCACCATCTTTTGCGCACCCGATTCAATAATGGTTTGCCGACTATTTTGACTACAAATATTAAGCTAGATGCTTGGGACGCTTTGTATGGGCCCGCTACCGAGTCATTTGCTCTTGAGGCGTTTTCGCACCTCATACTGAAGTCCACCAGAGGGGACTTAAGGAGGTAAAATGATCAGTATGGACAAAGACTCCGAGACTAAAGTAGTACAGATATTTCTTACTCTGGACGAAAATTTACCTGCTATCTACGAGGTCAGCGTGTCCGCGACTAATCGTCGTTTGTTTTGCAACTGTCCCGGATTTAATAGCCGCAACCAATGCAAGCACATTAAATTTGTAAAAGCAAGAATTGATACTTCACAAGACACATCTCATTACTTAGTTCGCTTGGATGATAGTACCCCTGACGATCAGTTAGATAAAGTTTTATCAATGGATATGCAAAGCTACCGCGAGTTCATCGTGAAGTACGGGCAGATTGAAGTCCTATGAGAAACGGTGATTTGAGCAACGAAGCCCCTAAACGGTTGCTTGTAAACACAGATGTGTTCACTTTGACTACTACTCATATAACTAAAAAATTTAAAATTTTACCAAAAGTCACGCATCATATTCAATTCGATAAGTTAATTTTGAACAAGCTATACATGCTGGGTATGAACAGCGGCATCACGTTGGAAATGTTTTCTTACGAACTCAAACAGAGTGACATTGACTTGCTGCACCTTGAGCTTGACAGACTGGCAACTAACCCTTTTCGATACGCAACTGCGTACAAAAATTCAAAAGCTGTAGTTGATGACCTCCCCTTCCGCCCCGAAATTCTTGGTGTGGTAGACATCCCCTCTCGCAAACTTCTTTATGGACACTGGAGCTACGACATTCGATGAACATTGAAACCCGACTACTAAACCGAGCACTCAACGACCGGAGCATCCAACCGCTACTAAACCGAAACGCTTCTGAATCATGGTTCACTAACGAAAATGATAAGCGCTTGTGGACATTTGTGCGCTCACACTTTGTCAAATACGGCGAGTGCCCCAGCAAAGAAATTGTTTTCGAAAACTTTCCGGCTTACACATTCATTGATGTGTCAGACAGCATTGAGTATTTGATTGATGAAGTAATTGCCAACCGCCGAAAGATTGCTGTCACTGACACTCTTCGCAAAGCTGTAGAGCTTATTGACAGGGCGCAGGCGCATGAAGATGCCCTTATTGCAATGCAGCGCGGGCTTATTCAAATTGAAGAAGAAGGCCTCAATGACAACCGGGACATTGACTTAACTAATGATCCCGAGCAGCGTTGGCGTGAGTATTTAGAACGCAAAAATCTTCCTAACGGTTTGCGCGGATTCCCCACAGGGTTTCCAACTATTGACAAAGCAACCAGCGGGTTGCAGGCGGGTCAGCTTGTAGTTGTGGTCGCTCCACCAAAGACCGGCAAATCAACACTTGCACTTCAGGTTGCCCACAACATTCACATGTCTGGGCATGTTCCTTTGTTCCAATCTTTTGAGATGAGCAACATTGAACAGGTAAACCGTTACGACGCTATGCGCGCACGAATTTCACATCAACGGCTTTTGACTGGAACGTTGACCAAAGAAGAAGAAGCCCGCCTTGAATACAAGTTGAAGAACCTTAAAGAGATGGAGCACAAGTTCTGGCTTGCAGATTCTGGCGGCGGCTCCACGGTTTCAGGAATTGCTAGCAAAGTTCAAATGCTTCAGCCCGAGATTCTTTTCATTGATGGTGTTTATTTGATGATTGATGAACAGTCTGGAGAAGCTAACACTCCATTGGCGATCACTAATCTCACCAGAAGCCTTAAGCGGCTAGCGCAACGTTTTCAAATTCCGATTGTCATTTCTACTCAGGCTTTGACATGGAAAATGAAGAAGGGAAATGTGACTGCTGACTCCATTGGTTACTCTTCGTCCTTCTTCCAAGATGCAGATGTTTTGTTTGGTTTGCAACGCGAGGATGACAACATTGACGATACGCGTATCCTTAAGGTTCTTGCCAGCCGCAATTCTGGCCCTACTGAAGTTTCTATGATTTGGGATTGGGAGACAGGGCAGTTCCGGGAGATGGGAGACGATGACCTATGACAGTAGATGAGATGGAAGATCTGCTCGAACGACTTGACATTGAAGTTATCTCTAGTCGTGGAAGTGAGATTCAAGCAAAATGCCCGGGGCACAAAGACCGCACAGGCAAAGAGGATAACAATCCCTCGTGGTTCATTAATGCTGATACCGGAGCACACATTTGCTTTTCTTGTCATTTCAAGGGCGGCGTTCAGTATCTAATTGGTTACATTAACAAGTATTACGATGCTGAAGGCAACATTGATTTTGGTCGTGCCAAGGAGTGGATTGGCGAGCAGGAAAGTTTGACCGCGCTTTTGGATCGAGCCACGCAGGAAAAGTTAACCATTGAGCCCGAGATTAAAATTGATCCCGCGATGCTCGCTGCGTTTGTTGACCCGCCGGATTACGCACTACGTTCCCGCGGACTTTCCCTTGGCGCATCTCAATCTTGCGGGTTAAAGTGGGACGAACGAAACGATTCGTGGATTATCCCAATTAAAGACAGCCGTACGTTTGAGCTACTCGGGTGGCAACAAAAGGCTTACCGAGGACGGTTCTTTAAGAATTACCCGCCGGGAATGAAGAAGAGCGGTTCTTTGTTTGGATATCACGGAAATCTACAAGGGCCTGTAGTATTAGTTGAATCCCCGTTGGATGCAGTTCGCCTTCAGTCCCTCGGCGTATACGGCGTAGCTTCTTTTGGTTCTTTTGTGTCCAAAGAGCAGTTGAACTTAATAAAGCATTCGGGTAAACTGATCATTGCTTTAGATAACGACGATGCAGGCAGATCAGCCAATAAAAACATCATGAGTCTGATGAGCGAACTATGGTTCGAGGCTTGGTTCTTTGACTATAGCCACACTGATCAGAAGGATGTTGGCGGCATGAGCCGCGATGAGATACTATCCGGGTTGGAAAACGCCAAGCACTTTGTGGCACTGATGCAAGGAGTATGATGGACAACAACTTTGTAGCAGATATTGAAGTCTTGTTTACACAAGCACAGAATACTTTGCTGTCTAAGCATAGGGATTATGGCCCAAAGAACATTAGCGAGGCGCCCGGTGGGGCGTTAAATGGTTTGCTTGTGCGGATGCACGACAAGATGGCTCGTGCTAAGCACTTGACCTACAACAACGCTATCCCTAACCACGAAAGCCTTGAAGATACCTTCATGGATCTTGCCAACTATTCCATTATTGCCATAATGGTTCTGCAAGGGAAATGGCCCGAGTAATGGCTACTTACACTTACTATTGTCATACATGCGACCATCATCTTGACGTTGCAAAGCCAATTGCTAATTGCAATGACATTGAACTTTGCAGCGGTTGTAACAAGGCAATGAAACGTTTATATACTGCCCCCGGCATTTCATTTAAGGGCAGTGGTTGGGGAGGTCAGGGATGAGTTTCACTGGAACACTTCTGCCTTATCAACCTGAAGCCGTGGATAAGATGTGTGAACGCGGTTCTATGTTGGTTGCTTATGACTTGGGGTTGGGCAAGACAGTCTTAACGATTGCCGCGATTGAGCGTTTGCGAGAAGAAGGCAAAGTGAAATCTGGGGGGCTTGTTGTGTGCCTTTCCAGTTTGAAGTATCAGTGGGCGTCCCAAATTAAGAAATTCACCGACGGTAGCAAAGTGCTTGTTGTTGATGGCACCCCAAAGAAAAGGGAACAGCAGTATGCGCAGGCGCAAGAGTACGACTACATCATCCTTAACTACGAACAAGTCGTTAATGACTGGAATTTTGTCAGCAAGCTTCCTCGTGATTTTGTTATTCTTGATGAAGCGACCGCTATCAAAAGTTTTCGTTCCAAGCGTTCAAAAAGTGTTAAGAAACTTGGAACAGCTCCTTGGCGCTTTGCTCTTACCGGAACACCTATTGAAAATGGAAAACCCGAAGAGCTTTACAGCATAATGCAGTTTGTTGACTCGTCAGTCCTAGGTCGATTTGATATTTTTGATCAAACATTCATCATTCGAAATACATGGGGTGGGGTAGAGCGCTACCGAAATCTTCCAACGCTACATGCTCGTATGACGCAAGCATCTGTGAGAAAATCGCAAAAAGATGAAGATGTAGCACCTTACTTACCTGATGCCATTCACAAAGACCCAATGCTTGTGACCTTTGACCGAGCCAGCGCCAAGCTTTATCGCAAAATTGTCAATGACATCATCATTGATTTGCAAGATGCCCAGTCTTTGTTTGGTGGGTCATTTAACATCCTCGCTCACTACGGTATGCAGAGTCAAGGCGGAGGTCCTGCGGACGAATTGCGAGGCAAAATTATGGCCAAGCTTGGGTGCCTTCGGATGCTGTGCTCCCACCCCGGACTTTTGAAAATAAGCGCCAATAAATATGATGCTTTGACAGGTAGCGGCTCCGCATATGCCAGTGAGCTTGCCGCAGAAGGGTTGCTGGATGACTTGACTAAAACCTACAAACTTGACACCCTTAAAGATTACGTCACTAATTTCCTTGATCAAAACGAAGATAACAAAGTAGTCATATTTTGCACTTTCCTCGACATGGTTGACATGATTGTAAATGCGCTTGGTGAAAACCAGTGTTTGACTTATTCAGGGAGGCTTAATGCTAAAACAAAAGAAGTTAACAAA